TAACTCCTCAAGCTAGTACGGCAAATACTCATAATGATTTAGATAAAGTATTTGGATCTTACAGTATTACACCTATTGACATTACGGTTAATTATCCAGGTCAACCTTCAACCACGACCGTTAGCAATCAATATACTTTTGTATTGGCTTCAGCAGCGACAAGTGCTACAACAGGAGGAGGGTTTCCTTCTTTCGCAGGGCCCGTAGGAGATAGACCATAATGGCATACACATACGCAAATTTAAAAACAGATATAAGAAGCTACACGGAAGTAGATGATACTGTATTAACGGATGCTATTTGTACTACGATTACCAAAAACGCAGAAAACAGAATTTATAGAGAGGCGGATAATGATGATAACCGATTTTATGCAACTTCGACTTTAACCACTGGAAATAGGTATGTAACCGTTCCAAGTGATTTAAGAATTATTCGTTATGTTCAACTTGCTAATACTAATGTAAGTCCCACGGTTAATGTTTACTTAGAGAAAAAAGATACTTCTTATATGACCGAGTATTATAATACTCCTGATACGGCCTCGGGACTCCCTAAATATTATGGAAACTGGGATGCTACTTATTGGGTGGTTTCTCCTACTCCTGATGCAGCTTATGAAATTACTATGGCTTATATTAAACAGCCAGATAGTATTACGACTTCAGATTCAACGACAACTTATCTGAGCAACAAATATCAGGATTTGCTTTTGTATGGTTCTTTGTTAGAAGCATATGGATACTTGAAAGGTCCACAAAATCTGATACAGTACTATCAGCAATCGTATCAACAGGCCTTACAATCATATGCGATAGAACAACAAGGTCGTAGACGCAGGGACGAATATATGGATGGAGTTATTCGAACCCCTCTTAAATCACCACCACCAACACAAGATTAAGGAATAAAATATGGCAAATATTATACCAGACGCATTTAAATTGGAACTGTTATCAGGCACGCATAACTTTGCAAGTGGAGGAAATACCTTTAAAATTGCTTTATATGTAACAACCTTAGGTCCTCCCTATACAACTTCTTCAACTGTTTATAGTACGACCAATGAAGTTAGTTCTTCAGGGACGGGTTATGCAACAGGAGGACAAGCATTAGATGGTCAAGGCGTGAGTGTTCCAGGAAGCAACACCGCTACTGTAGATTTTACCAATGAAGTTTTTTCGAGTGTAACGTTAACCTCATTAGGTGCGGCTATTTATAATTCTACTAATGGTAACAAACTTTGTTTAGTTATAGATTTTGGTGGAAATAAAGTAGCAACTTCGGGAGATTTTACAATTCAATTCCCAGCCAATGCAGCATCAACCGCAATTATCCAGGTAGCATAAAATGGCCTTAGTAATAAATAATAGGGTAAGAGAAACAACTTCAACAACAGGCACAGGAGCCGTGACTCTGGGAGGAGCGGTCGGTGGTTTTCAAAGTTTTGCTGCGGGAATTGGAAATAGTAATACGACTTACTACGCCATTTCAATAAACAGTGAAAGCGAATGGGAAGTAGGATTAGGAACATTAAACTCAGATAGTTCAACCTTAACCCGAACTACTGTTTTGGAAAGTTCTAATAGTGATGCAGCGGTAGATTTTGCTGCAGGATCAAAAGAAGTTTTTTGTACATTGCCTTCAGAAAAAGCAGTTTATTTAGACGCAAGTGATGATCAGGTAGGAGGCTTTGCTAGTCTTGTTGCTGATACCACACCACAATTAGGAGGAAATTTAGATGTCAATGGACAGGATATCGTTTCAACTTCCGATGCGGATATTGATATTATTCCAAATGGAACAGGCGATGTTAATCTTGGAGCAGATACAGTTCAGGTTGGTGATAATGACGCTGATGCAACCATCACTACTCAAGGTACTGGAGATTTAACTTTAAACACAAACAATGGCACAAATTCAGGAACTGTGACAATCGCCGATGGTGCAAATGGAAATATAACCCTTACTCCCAATGGAACAGGGGATGTGATTCTTTCGGCAGATTCAGTTTCAGTAGGAGATAGCGGAGCGGCAGCAACCTTAACTTCTAATGGTGCTGGAACTTTAACTGTAACTACTGGTGGTACAACAGATTTAGTTCTTAGTACAAATAGTGGTACAGCTTCAGGAACTATTACAATTACTGATGCTGCTAATCAACCAATTACTTTAACTCCAAATGGAACTGGAGTTGTAGATATTCAAGGTTCAATGAACCCATCTGTATCTACGACAGGTAAAGCGTTGGTAATGGGGTTTTAAATATGATAGTTAATAAGAGAAAAAAATGGCAACAGAACTAAAAACAGATATAATCAGTCCTTCTACTACTAATCAAGTGGAAATTGAAGTAGCAGAAGAACAGATGGTTGTAGTAGATGCTAATGGCAACGTACAGGTAGCCACAGCATGGAATCCAAGTCTGTCAACGACTGGTAAATCATTAATCATGGGATTTTAATAGGAGGAAAATATGGCAAGTGAAGTAATGAAAGAAAAGTGTGTTAGAGCAATGACGAATGCTGAAAACACTTTATTAACAGCAGCATCAGGCAAAACTCTGACAATACTTAATATTACGCTTTGCGAAACTGGCGGGGCAGCGGAGACTTTTGATCTCTATGTAGACCCATTAGGTGGTAGCAACGATACTTATATATATAAGTCTCAAGCACTAGGGTCTAATGAAACTTTCGAACATAATGGGAGAATAGTTTTAGAAGCAACAGATGTGCTTTATGGTATTGCAGGTAGCAGTGCTGATATTGATGTCTTTATCAGTTATCTAGAACAAACCTTATAGTAAAAAAATAAAATTATGAGTGGCATCATAGGAAGCAATCTCAATATTAAAGGTTCTGGACTAGTTGCCAAACTTGGTACCGACGGACAAGTTTTAACCAGTTCTGGCGCTGGAGTGGCGGCAGCTTTTGAAGATGTCGCTGGTGGACTAACTTGGCAATCAGTAGTTACAGGATCAACCTTATCAGCAGTAGCTGGAAATGGCTATTGGATTGATACAACATCCAATGCTTGCACAATTACATTACCCGCTTCGGCTAGTAATGGCGATGAAATAATGTTTGTCGATTACGATAGAACTTGGGGAACTAATAATATTGAAATAGATTCGAATGGATTAAATTATCAAGGTGCTGACGACACTGAGGAGGTGAAATACAGCACCGATGCTCAAAACATTCTTATCGTTTATTCTGATGCAACTAAGGGATGGATTCCTCTTCTTGATAAGACTGTTGCCGATGTACCAACTAAAGGAAACTCTCAAGGAATTTTTGGTTATGGTACTACTGGTTCTTATGTTTCAATGACCAACATAGTATCTAATGCTGGAGTCGTAGCAACGGATGTAACTGGAGTGGGAACAGCTAGAGAGACTCTAGCAGCATGTGAATACGGTGGCGATAAAGCCATCTTTGGTTATGGTGATACTGGTAGTATGTCTTCATTAACTAATTTAGTATCCAATGCTGGAGTGGTAGCGACTGATACAACAGGAGTAGGAACTGCTAGAAGAGCTTTAGCAGCATGTTCTTATGGTAGTGATAAAGGTATTTTTGGTTATGGTTTAGATGGTAGTACTCTAGAATCAGTGACTAATTTAGTTTCTAATGCAGGAGTAGTTGCAACAGATACGACTGGTGTTGGTACTGCTAGAAGACATCTAGCGGCTTGTGAATATGGTGACGATAAAGGTATTTTCGGTTATGGTACTACTGGTAGTAATGTTTCAATGACCAATTTAGTTTCCAATGCTGGCGTTGTTGCAACTGATGTTACAGGAGTAGGTACTGCTAGACACAATTTAGCCGCATGTACTTATGCTTATGATAAAGGAATATTTGGTTATGGTGATACTGGTAGTGTCACCGCAATATCTAATTTAGTTTCTAATTCAGGAGTAGTTGCAACAGATACGACTGGTGTTGGTAGTGCTAGAGCTGGTCCAGGGGCAACACAATATGGTGGCGATAAAGGCATCTTTGGTTATGGTTATACTAGTACTTATGTTTCAATGTCTAATTTAGTATCAAATGCAGGAGTCGTAGCGACAGACGTTTCAGGAGTAGGAACAGCTAGAATGTCTGTAGGCGCATGTTCTTTTAATTAATATGGAAATAAAGGTATTTTTAGGTTAATATGGAAAAATTATGAGTGGAATTATAGGAAGTAAAATAAATATTAGAGGTTCAGGTAAAATAGCTAAACTGGGAACCGACGGACAAGTTTTAACAAGTTCTGGTGCTGGTGTTCAGGCGAGCTATGAAGATATCGCTGCTGGAATATCTTGGCAATCAGTTGTTACAGCATCAACTTTAACTGCGGTAGCTGGAAATGGATATTGGATTGATACAACATCAAACGCATGTGTAATTACTTTACCCGCTTCGGCTAGTAATGGAGATACAATTATATTTGCCGACTACGCAAGAAACTGGGGAACGAATGATATTGAAATAGATTCGAATGGATTAAATTATCAAGGAGATGATGACACTTTTGAAGTGAAATACAGCTCCGATGGTCAAGTTGTTAAGATCAGTTATTCTGATGCAACTAATGGCTGGATTCCCACTCTTGATAAGACTGTTGCGGATGCACCAGTGGTGCCTGTCCTAAACGATAACGGACTTTTTTTTGCTGGAATATCTCCTTCTATTTCTTCAATAACTAATTTAATATCGAATACTGGAGTCGTAGCAACCGACACAGCTGGTGTTGGAACTGGTAGAAACCTTCCAGCAGGATGTGAATACGGCGGAGATAAAGGAATATTTGCTTTTGGTGGTACTCCTGGTGCTACAGCAATAAGTACTTTAATATCAAATACTGGAGTTGCATCAACCGATGTAACTGGTGTTGGAACAGCTAGGACAGTTCCTGGTGGATGCGACTATGGCGGAGATAAAGGGATCGTTGGTTATGGTTATACTAGTAGTGATGTTGCAATGACTAATTTAGTATCGAATACTGGAGTTGTAGCCACTGATGTTTCAGGAGTAGGCTCAGCAAGATATAACCCATCGGCATGTGAATATAGTGCAGACAAAGATAAAGGAATTTTTGGTTTTGGCTACGCTCATTCACCTACTGGTCACCACATAAACACATCTAATTTAGTATCGAATACTGGAATCATGGGAACGGATGTCACGGGTGTTGGAACAGCTAGAGATAATGCGGGTGGCGGTAGTTTTGGCAATGAAAAAGGAATTTTTGGTTACGGTTCTGCTGGTGGTATGCAAAATATGACTAATATAGTATCAGGTACTGGAGTAGTTGGGACAGACGTTACTGGTGTTGGAACTGCTAGGTCTAATTTAGCGATAACACAATATGGTGAGGATAAAGCTATCTTTGGTTATGGTACGGGCACCCCTAGTAATACTGCAATAACCAATTTAGTATCGAATACTGGAGTTGTGGCAACCGATACAGCAGGAGTTGGAACTGCTAGGCATAACGCCAGTGCAGTTAGTTACGCTTAAAAAATTATGGCACAGAAATTTAACACAGAATTTAATTACCGATACCAAGTCATAGGCGATACGCCTTGGGAAAGAATTAAAACATTAAAAGGATTTCTTGAAGGCAGAATAAGAGCATTGGCTCTTGAAGAAGTGGGTAAATTAAAACACCAAGCAAAACTTTCAAAGCTAAACCATTTAAAAAATGGTGGAGAAGGTTTAGAACATGAAATTTTAGAACTAGAAGCAGATATTCTAGAGGCTGAAAGCCATAAAGAAACTTTAAAAGAGGCATTTAACCTTACAAGAGATGAAATTAAAATTCTAAAAAAATTATTAAAAGAACTTTATGTTATTGCAGAACCGACAAGAATTAAAGGTTATACCGATGAAGAAATGTTTGAAGCAAATGCTGCAAATGAATTTACAGTTAATATTGGTAGAGAACTTCAATCTGAAATGATTGCTAATGGAAGACCCTCGCCAGCTAAACTGCGTAATGCCATGAGTAATCCTTACACTTGGAACGCATTAAAACAAATAGGATTAATACCTAAAAAAACAAAAATACTGGAAGGTAATATCAATCCACAATTAAAAATAGAACTCAAAGGAGTTGAAGATGAAGATGTATAATGATAAAAAGGTTATATGAAACTCTATAAATTAGAAGCAAGTAACTGGGAAACCTTTTTTGGTGGACCTGAAAGAGAGACCCTTATTCAAAGAGATGTTATAGGACTAGCACAGACACCCAATTGTGATGCTTTTTTATACTTATCTAAAGATGCTCAAGATGGATTAGAATTATTAGATTCAGTACCAGCAGGATTTGATTTTACCTATTGTCAAGAGTGGGGTTTAACAGTTGACAATGATGTAGTTGATAGAGTTATTATAGATTTAAGAAAAAAAGCCTATCCGTCATGGGAAGATCAATTAGATTATATTTACCATAATAGCGTTGATGACTGGAAAACTAATATTATTACTCCAATCAAAGAAAAATATCCAAAAAGATAATTAATGACATCCCAACAAGGAAAAATGAGTAACATCATGGTCCTTGGAGGAGGTACAGCAGGTTGGATGACAGCGTCCACTCTGATAAAATGCTTTCCTCATAAAAAAATTACTTTAATAGAAAGTCCAAATATCGCAACCGTAGGCGTTGGAGAAAGCACGCTTCAGGCTATTAGAGGTTGGCAAGCCATGTTAGGAATCCAAGATAAAGATTTTATGGCTGCCTGTGATGCCACTTATAAACTAAGCATTAAATTTACTGATTTTTATAAAAAAGGAGAAGCCTTTCATTATTCTTTTGGAGATCCTTATCTTCAAGGGAATGAATCGGCAATGAATGATTGGTGGTTTAAGAAATTTTTATATCCTGAAACTCCTTACTCTGATTTTGCAGTATGTAATTATCCTCAAATGGCATTGGTTAATGAAAACAAATGTTTTTTTAATCTGGATAATAAAATACCTTTTCAATTCCATAAGCATACAGCTTTTCAGTTTGATGCTACGAAGTTTGGTTTATGGTTAAGAGATAATATTTGTATTCCAGGCGGATTAAGACACATTAAAGAAGAAATTAAAACCATAGAGCAAGACGCAGACGGAATTAAAACTCTTAATGGAAAACATAAAGCGGATTTATTTATTGATTGTAGTGGTTTTAAATCTTTGTTGCTGGGACAAACGCTTAAAGAACCTTTTATTAATTTAGAGGACACGCTTCCTAATAATACAGCCTGGTGTACTCGTATTCCTTATAAAGATAAGCGTAAAGAACTGGTAGGTTATACCAATTGTACAGCCGTTGAAAATGGCTGGATATGGAACATTCCTTTATGGAGCAGAATGGGTTGCGGTTATGTTTATTCAGATAAATTTATTAGCGATGACGACGCTTTAAAAGAATTTCAAAAACACATAGGAACTAAAGAACTAGATTTTAAAAAGATCAAATTTAGAATTGGGATTCACAAGAGATTATGGGTTAAAAATGTTTGTGCGATTGGTCTTGCGGGCGGTTTTATAGAACCTTTAGAAAGCAATGGTTTATTTTCAGTGCATGAATTTCTCCATCAATTAGTCCGAACTCTACAAAGACCCAAAGTTTCACAATGGGATAAAGATGTTTTTACATCTATGTGTAAAAAAGCCTATGATACTTTTTATGAATTTGTGGCTATGCACTATGCTCTATCTCATAGACAGGATACTCCGTATTGGCAAAGTAATTTCAATAGAAGATGGTCGGAAGAGTTGTTAAATTTACTTCCTAGTTCATATTTAAATATGTCCGTTACTCCACTATCAGGTATTCATTGTATTGCAGCAGGCATGCACTGGAGTCCGATCGACATTCCATCGTTAGTTAAAACAAATGTAGCTCCTAATATGAATCATTGGAAGAAGCTGTGGAAATCAACGGCTGATCGTTTAGATAAAAGAAAAGACGAATGGAAAAAGGCGGTTAAAGACGCACCTATTATGTACGATTTTTTAAAGAAACATTATTATTAAGGCGACTTTTTTTAGGACTTTCCTCTTAGTTTAAAAAGTGATACTAGTAAAATATGTTAGGTTTATCAGCATTAGCAGAGACAACTTTTGGAGCTACGGCATTCGTTGATATCAGTATTACAGTTACTGTTACAGGTAGCAGAGTTACTGTCAGTCAGAACGCCGATGGTATTACTTATACCATGACTGGAAGTGTGTCCCCTGATGGCAGCCGTGTAACAGTTTCTACTGGCGCAGCCGATGTGAATGTGTTAACATGGAATGCAATTGATCCAAATGCAAGTCAAACATGGACCAATATAGACCCATTATAGGAGAATTATGGCATCAACGTATACGACCAATTTACAATTAGAAAAAGTAACCACAGGTGAAAAAGCTGGGTTATGGGGAACAGTAACTAACACTAATCTAGAAATTTTAGAACAGGCTTCGAGTGGATATTTATCGGTCGATGTAGCTGCTGCCGATGTCACATTGGCATTGAATGATGGAGCTACTTCCAACGGTAAAAATCTATTCTTTACACTAACAGGAACCCTGGCGGGCAATCGTAATTTTATTATGCCTGCTACGGCAGAAAGAATCTTTATTGTTAAAGATTCAACAACACGTTCTTCAAGTAATTATACTTTAATTGTTAAGACGGCTTCAGGAACAGGTTATACAATGCCTGTTGGTGCAACCGCCCTGGTTTACTCTGATGGAACGAATACGACTTTGGGCATGCTACAAAAAAGTTATGTCACCCATACTGCGGGCTATACTGCCGTTGCGGGTGATCAAATCTTTTGCGATACTAAGACCACTAATGCATTTACCGTCACTCTTCCTGCTGGAGCTGTGGGATCCGAAGTAACATTTGTAGACAGTCAAAATTATTTTGCTTCAAACAATCTGACTATTGCTTCTAATGGATCAGAAAAAATTAATAGTTCAGTGAGCAACTTAACTTTAAGTACTAACGGTCAAGCTATTACGTTGGTATATGCCAATGCGACTGTAGGCTGGATATACAAAACCAATAGCGCATCATAGGAGCTAATCATATGGCTCTCGTAGATTTTAAACTACTTCCAGGAATCGATAAACAACAAACTCAAGTCGGTGCCGAGAGGCGCTGGGTGAGTTCTGACAATGTTAGATTCCGATATGGTCTTCCTGAAAAAGTAGGAGGATGGTCTTCTTTATTAACCGATACGATTGTAGGTGTAGCCAGAGCTCAACACTCTTTTGTCGATCTGGATGGTAATCGGTACGTGGCCATCGGAACAGACAAATTTTTACTGATTTATTTTGAAGGAACGCTTTACGATATCACTCCTTATAGTGCCACAAGTTTTGGAAGTTCTACTTTAGCAACGGATAGTACTAGTGTTAAAACATGTACAATTACAACAACTTCTGCTCATAGTTTCTTAGTAGGGGATATTATACAATTGGATGCAGTCACTTTACCTAGTGGTACGGGTTTAACCGATGCTCAATTTGAAGATAAACTTTTTCAAGTTTTAACGGTACCCACGAGTACAACTTTTACTATTAATTCATCAGCTCAAGCGAGTTCTGTTGTAGCGACAGGAGGAACCATGACCGTTAAGCCGTATCAAAGGGTGGGCCCTGCGGCTCAAACTTATGGCTATGGTTTCGGTGTTGGAAATTTTGGTGGAACGGTTTCAGGAGCAGCCACTACTGATTTAGATGGAACTTTAGGCGACGATACCTCGGGAACAACAGGAACCACGATTGCTGTAACTTCTGCCACTGGTTTTCCAGCAGGGGGAGGAACGATTATTGTAAGTGATACTCCAGCAGTAGACGGAGAATTAATTGATTATACAGCCGTTTCTACAAATAATTTAACAGTCATTACTAGAGCGGTAGATGGTTCAACACGATCAGCCCATGCTGATGAAACCATAGTTACTGATGCTACAGATTATACAGGATGGGGATCAGCTGTTGCTGCCTCCACCGTGAGCCTTGAACCAGGACTCTGGGCTCTTGATAATTATGGAGATGTTTTATTAGCAACTATTTTGGATAAAAAAACTTATACTTGGGATTCGAGTATTGGAGCACGGTTCACGACACGAGCTTCAACT